CTAGTCTTTCCCACTAGCGGGCAGACTCGGGACTTTCACCCTATAGAGAATGCTCATGCCGAGCACACCAAAAAAGGCTGCCACTTGGACAGCCTTTCGAGAATTTGTGGTCGGCGGCGGGAACCGTACGACCAAAACAAATCAAAAGGTTATAACAACATCCAGCTTCATTAGTACATTCATTGATACATCAAACTCATAAATCAGCTGAACAGCCCATTACTAATATATTAGCGAGTTGCTTTGGAGTTGTCTTTCTTAGCGGTGGTGCTTGTAGCAGAATTCAAGGCCGACTTCAGCTTCTCGGAGGAGTTCTTCCTTCTCGACTGCCAGTCGCTGAAATTCAAGACACTTTCCAGCGGAAGGATTTTTGGCTGCTCTTCTTTCAAGTTCGGACAGTTGGTCGCGCATCCTGCTAAGCTCATTCCGATGAGCAGACTCAGCAAGCCTAAGCTCAGATAAAGCAACTGCGTCGCTCGTCTGCTTGACTTTGAATTCCTCAATCGTTCTCTCGAGCGCTGATATTTGAGTACGGGCATTTTTGAGTTCCTCCGAGTTCTGGCCAAAGTGGTAGCCGGTTACAGCAGAGAGCGCAGCCAGCAGTAAGCATCCAAAAACTTTTGCAGTAAATCCCATCTGAACCATATATAAATTCCATCGATTAAAAGAAGAAACAAGCCGAAACGCAGAAAACGTTTGAATTTCAAGTCCCTTCTCTTCTTACGTTGTTCCGCTGTCTCACCTTCCTTCCAGTAAGAGTTCTCGATAAAGACGCAAAGGCAAAGGGCCGTCCAGAAGGGTAAAAAAGAAACGCACGAACATAGCCTCTTTATCAGTGCCGTACCAAAAGCCTGAAAGGAAAGCCATCTCAGGAGTGGTGCTAATATCCTTCCAGCTCGCGATCAACTCCCAATAAAAGCCAAGAGCAAAAAGCCAAATGGCGGCGTAACCTAAATAGAGCTGTTGTTTGCTCGTCCTGAATTTCATTGCTTGTCTGCTTATATAAATGCCGAACAGAATCCCGGCGACTGCTATAATCGTGTTCATAAAATATCCTTTGCAAATATTTTGAATTCCGCTCTGTGCTACCAACGCAGGGCGGTTTTTAATTTATGAAGCTAATACCCATCTAATCCAAGGGGTTAATCCCATTAGGGCATTCAAAATGATAAGGAGAACGAACGCTCTCTTTTGCCATTTGTAATTCTTGGGACCTTGGTGACCCGATTTCTTTTCAAAGTACTCGCACCTATTCAACGAATAGATGCCGGCAATCCCGGCGATTATGCCAACTGAACCGAGCCCAAATATCCAGATCAGCAAAAAGAACACAAGGCCGATCGCTATAAACGCTAGAGGTACAAGAAAGGTAAAGATAATAGGATGAGCAGAAATCTTTTTAATAAGTTCCATATTTCTTAACTCCTAAAGAAAAGTTCTAATTCACGCATCCTTCTATCTTTCAGCCCTTTCGTGACAACAGGATTGTCCGGGTTGCAATACTTCGGCCACCACGTCCGCACGTTCTCCCACTCGCCTCTGTTAATCATTCCGAATAATCGGTATGTCCGGCATTTCGTCAGGCCGAAGTTGTAGACAAAACTCATTAAAGCGATAAATTGATTCTCGTTGATGTCGATATGGATCAGCGTTGCAAGCTCCTCCTGGGTGCGTTGGAGGTCTCGATCTAAAAGGTCGTAGGCTTCTCTCCGAGTAACGATGTCACCCTCGTGAACATTCCGGGCATGGCCGAATCCGATCGTCCAATGACCCGTGGGGCACTTGTAGGCCATTGGTTTAAACCCTTCTTGTTCAGCTACAAACTCGGCGGCGATCTCAGGTGGAAACAGCATTAAATTTTGTTTTCTCATTTATGCTCCGCCTCCTCGTGCTTCTTATAGAGTTCGTGAATGAGTTTTGTATTGTTCTGAATGGCTTGCTCGTTAGCCCATATTCCTCGTTTGATATCGTCAAATATCACGTTGCGCTCGCAGTAATACCACCCTAGAAGGAAGCCGAAGCAGATTGCGATGGCGATAGCCGCTGACCTGCATAGGCGTATCGCCCATTCATTTAAAAAGACACTCATGATTTAGCTCCTAGCCTATTGTCTAAAAATTTTTTGATGTAATAAGCGATGATCCGGACGCCGAGATAGGCCGACATAAAAGACAAGCCCACGGCCGCAAGCTCATTAACGCCGTACCCTTCAAGAATCCAAAAAACGCCGATGGCAGTGACCCCGCCGGACAAAGCCTCCCAAATTGCCTCCAATACCGAGAATTCGATCGGCCGCTCCTTTCGTTTTTCTCTCCAGTCATCGACGTATCGGAGGAGTCCAGCAATCAGGCCGAGACCTCCGACACAGGCGATGAGAGTGTTTATAAGATCTGTGTGTTTAAGCATGGCAATGTACGTGCTCCTTGCGACTTTCTGTTCCGATTATCATTCGCTGTTTCTGCGTCATGTAGACACTCCCTAAAGCTTGATTGTCAACTATCAAGTTCGCTTCAAGTACCACCTCGACAAATCAGCCTTCTTGGGAAACTGTTAAACATGTTATGAGCGCTTTTTCTTTCAATGCGCACACCTAACGAAAAGCCCCTCGGGTTGAGGGGCGGAGTGGTTAAGTGTTTTTGTAGGGAATAAATTTAATGCTGACTGTTCCGGCTACTTTGACAAATCCTTCAAATAAGAGAGTCTCTCCTTTTTCAGCCTGCGCATTCAAAGTTTGCCATCGACCCGTATCCCCAGTGATCCCAGTTCTCGCATAATCTCCCCACTCAAGTTTGCGGATCGCACAATCACTAACATCTAAAGGCATCGAGAAAATCACAAACCCTGAGAAGGGAGATGTTAAGGATATGCTGTTGTAGTACCCAACATTACCGAAGTTGCAGGTTTGTATTGTCATTCGAGATAGATCTAACGTCCCGATTCTCGGCTTCTCGCTAACATTGATAAATTTGCTAAGGAGCAGTTGGAGGGGCGCTTTTAACATGACACACCTCCAATACTCAGGTTATTGGCTACCGTAAGTCTTATAGACGTACAAGTTTGCGGCTCCGAAGTTGTTGGATTTGCCAATCTCGTAAGAAACAATGTTGCCTTTCTTGGAATAAAGAGAAACGCAGATGTTGCCGTTTGCTCCCGCTCCGAGATTGACCATGTTAAATCCGTTAAGTCCTGCAAACATGACGCCGTAACATTGCAGAACCACGAGGCCCGTGTAAGGCATTGTGAAGGTGTGGCGTTCTCCGTCAGGAGTGACGGTAATTTCTGTAGAGGCCGAAGGAATATGAGCCGACTGATCAGCCACCCACTCCTTCTTGCTAACCAAGAACTTCTCCGCAAAGAGCTGTACCAATGACTTAAGCAACATAGGCCACCTCCTTGCGGAAGAAGTTTCTTAAGAGTTTGATACCCCCCCTCGTTTTGCTAAAGTAGCTTACAACATTCTTTATACCGCCTCCCTGCAACCTCACTGAAACTCCTTTTGATACAGGGATTACCGTCTGAAGCCACTCACCTGCATTATTTGCGGCTGTGAATATTGAAGGCATTTTATCTTCAGAACCTGTGGATATTTGGATGGCGGCTGTACTTTTATAGGATTCGGCTCTAATCGAAACATATCCATCCGTTGGCGTTGTATATGTTGCAAAATTCGTCCAGACTTCTATCTCTGCTGGGTGAGCGGCTATATCAATTTTGTTACCGCTGGGCATCGCTTGATGTCCTACCGCTTCATTTTCTTTCTTGCTGTAGAACTTAGAAAGCAGGAGGCTCAATAAACTTTTCAGCACAATGCGCCTCCTGTCAAAGGATTAAAAGTCTGAACTTGCCTTGTAGAACCAAAGAGAATAATCGGTTGTACTTCCGCCACGACACAAGAACTTAATCTGTGTCCCTTTTTTAACGTAACAACAGATTCCAGCTCCCGCAGTGTTTCCGTTAAGAATGGAAGCAAGTGCCATCTGCCCGTTCTCGACTTGGATTTCAAGAGCTGAGACTGTATTTGAGTTGCATCGAGAAGTTGCCCAGCCGTTGCACGGAGCGATGTAACTAAAGAAATCCGTGGTGCTTGTGCAAGGGATATTAATGCCCTGATGGATGATAGGAGCTGATTGTTCTGAAACCCAAGATTTTTTGCTTTGCAAAAACTTCTCGGCAAATAATTGAACGAGGGCCTTAAGCATGACAGAGCCCTCCGAACAAGGTTATTATACCCCCCCACCGATTGACTTTATCAGGCCAACAGTTATCTCAGCTGTATTTTCAGCAAACACTTTAAATGTTTTTCCTTTTGCGATTGGCAGATTGAGAATCGGGTATTGATTCAAAGTTGCTTTAGCAAAAGTGCTTCTCTCCATATGTGGAGGATTATCCCCAGCGGTTATTTGTACATAGGATTCTCCTGTCGCCTTTCCTCGAACAATCACATAGCCATCGCTTGGAGCAATGGTGGAGTCAACCACCTTCGTCCAGCTTGACACTGAAGTTGCCGAGGGAGAAAACTGAGTGACGGTTCCGTCATCAGGGTAGCTTGAGTGACTGGCCTCACTCGGAGTAGTTCGGCTATCGAGTAGCCGCTGAATAAGTTGTTTTAGCATTTTGACTCCTTGCCCGAGCCAAAATGCTCGAGCTAATTAGTTTGGTAAATTTAGGGGATAAACTAAAGCCTTAGCTCCTGAACCTGACCACTGAAGCGTTACCGTGTCCCCCTTCTTCAAAAAACAATTGACTGCATTGTTGTAGCGGTACGACCTGACAAGGGTCACATAGTTCGACTTAATGCCGATCAAACTGTAGGTGGTATCGGTTCCTGGCGTGACACTGTCAAGCACACTTAAAACAATGAAGCAAGAAGATGTTGCTACATAGACTTGTTGCACAATGTCCCCAGAGGAGAGAGGTATTACAGTTGGATTGTCCCAATCAGGAAGACCAAACTCTGTAGCCTCGGCCCCATAGATTAGCTTACTACCCCCCCTACTTACAGCCCGTTTAGGCACAAACAGACTGCACAGCAAACTGGCTAATTCTTTAAGCATGGAAAAAACCTCCTTGTCTCATTTGATTTCGTGCATTGACTTTCTGCTGTAGCTCGTAAGCCAAAGCGGTCGGAAATTCCGGCCATTCCACAAACGGGAAACCCTGCGCCTCTGTTAAATCTCTCAAAGCCTGTCTGTATGTTTCCAGCTCGGTGCGGTCTTCCTCTTCCAGCGCTGATCTCTTGGCTCCTGCGCTTCTTGCGACCGTAATATCAGGCAGTTTCACATAGTCGTCTGTGTCTGAGATTCGAGCGTTTCTTTCCGCCTTGATCTCGTTGCTGTAGCGCTGAGTGCAGAATGCATCCGACTGTTCAGGCAATTCTGCTTCGGTATAGAACTGACCGTCAGCGCTCTGATACAGCTCGTCAGTGATCAACTGAGATTTGACAGCAAACTGCTGACCGGATTTGAACTTGACTTTGGCTTTCCCAATAAGTGGACGCTCAAGAACCTCCACCTTTAGGTTGTCCTGTTTAAGGTCTGGCGTTGTAAAGGTGTAGAGGTCATAGCCATACTGGAAACCCTCAGGACGGTTGAGCGGCTCAATCGGGATTTCCTCTTGAACCATGTCGCCTTTCAGATACTTCTTGTCAACCAATGCAATAAGCTCAACAGAGCACGGCTCGACATGGAACCCCTGAACGTCCGACAAGGACGTGATTCTGCCGTTGCCCATTTTCACACCGTACTTCGCCACGGGCTTAGATAACGCCTTGGCTAGGTACTGCTGCTTAATCTCTGCAAGTGTGGTCATGCCTGATCTCCGTGATGTTCGTCGCAGTAAGCAAAAGCGAGGACATGAAAAACTTTGTCACGTGCTTTGGAATGGGAAATCCTCTTGCCGGTTTCCGGATTGAAATTACGAACGTCCACACAAGCGGAAGTGTCGGTAACAGTGAAACCATTCTTAAGCACAAGGGTGCATACCATCGTGCCTGTACCCGCCACATGGTGGTAATCGGCATGGTCGATCATGGCATCCACCGCTTCAGGACTGATAACAGGGTATTTACAGGCTTTTCTAGCTTCTTCTCTAATCTCTTGAGTGTTCATGTTTTATCTCCTTATGAATCAGATTCGTTTTCTAAAGCGTCGATTTCGGCTTGAGTGGCTCCGTTATCTAAGCAAAGCTGTTTGAGAATTGGCACGAGATAGGCCTCGATCTTTGAGCCCAAAGTGCTGGTCACCCAGGCCGCTATCGCAGAAGCAAAAGACGCGGCGAACGCCGCGGCCCAGCCGATGTTTGTTCGAGCTTGCGCCCGCTGAGCGTCTGTAAGATTGTTCTGCTCCGTGTACAAAATAGCCGTCGGTGCCTCGCCCGGATCGCCTTTTGGCCCGTCATTACCGATATCCCCTTTTAAACCGCGGGGGCCTTGAACCGAAAGTTTTATCCAATAGCTTGTGTTGGTAAGCACAGTACCCGCGGGAACCGCCTTAATGGATTCATAAATAAAACCGTCACTGTCTTGAACACGGTCAAGAATGTCATAGGAAGCCGTGGCGCTCCACGTGCCTTTCCAAACATAACGGACTTTGCCAATGCTAAGAGTTGGCATATGTAGCCTCCACTATTCCGTTGTCGTTAATAGAAAACTGAGCCGGCGCCAGGCCGACATATTCGAGTTGGAGAACGCCTTCCTCGTTGACCTCAAATTGTCCGAAGCACGTGGCATAAGGGCTTTGACCCATAGGCCCCCTCTCGCCCGGACTTCCGGCGGGTCCCGGACTGCCTTGCAAACCGCGCTCACCGCGGGGGCCGCGAAGATTTGAAATCTTTGCGCCGACAGTGGCAGTCGTTGCCGTTACCGCGGTTATCCGGAACAAGTCGCCGTTAGTTGAATTAAGAACCAGGTCTCCTACTTTTACATAAGCAGAGGGCGTCAGATTAGAAAGTGGGAAAGTCTCCGACTCGGATACCGTCGGACTTGTCCGGGTAGAGAATCCGGTCTGCGCCGCGATTGCTTGAATCTGCTGGAGGGCCTGCTGGCATGTCAGTTTGTCATCGTTCGTCGAGTGTGCGTTAGCCTGAGCTTGGGCCGCCAGTTGCTCGATCGTTTGAAAGGTGAGGACTAAGTCATCAATCTCGTCCTTTAGCGCCTTGATCTCCGCAACATCACCTTTGACTGTGTCATAGATGGCTTGTGCCTGCTGCGCGTAATCATTGGCAGTGGAAGCGATCTCAAGGACTTCTGCCAATACCTCCTGCGGTGTGTGCTCCGATGTGCTCGGAACAATCAGGCATCGTCCGAGGGCTTCCTTCAGCTGCTGGCAGTAAATAGTCAGAGTGTCGAGAGCGTCATTAAGAACTTCCGGATAGAAGCCCCCGGCATTGGTAAAGACCTTTTCTTGAAGGAAAGGAGCATTTGAGAGGATCGCCAGCGCTTTTCCGGACGGAAGCGCATTGTCTAAAGTGACCGTGCCTCCGGGAGAATTTTCCTGGTTATCGTTGAGCGTAACCGTGTAGTTCGTTGAGGCAAGCGTCTCGGAGACCGAAGTGTCCTTGTTGTCAGCAACGACAACGGACAAGTCGGATCCCTTCATCACTTTAAAGCTGAATGTGAAGGCCTTTGTCGAGCCGTCACTGATATAAGGACCGGCTCTCCGAAGTTCTTGTGAAATTGACATTAGCGATCTCCTTGCCATCAATTTTCATTTGACAGCAAGGAGGTTTATGGACGGGTTCTTAGTCCTTCTTCGCTTTTCCGGAAAGAACTCCCTGAACAAATTCACCAGCATCCGCGGGCTGGATATCTCCTGCTTCGACTCCCGCCATGTAGCCCAGCGGTTTCTTGAGGAAGCCAAGCGGCAGCCCCGTTACCACAGAGAGAAGATCGAGCATATTGCGGGTATAGGAGCGGGCATTCACATCCTCATCGTTAAGGATCTCAACGGTTTGTTGAATCGCCTTGCCGCTTCCTTCGATAAGGCCATAAGCCGGAGCGGTCATAATCCTGCCAACATAAGGATCGGTTCCCCAGATGAATCGCGCAACGTCCGAAACTGCTCCGCCTTTTTGATCTTTGGCTAAGCTAGCACCGGCAGTGTTAATAAATTGTCCGGCAATAGGAGCCATAGCCACAGCGTTCTTAAAGGATTCCGAGGCCAACATTCTCAGCATATCGTCCATGCCGAATTCGTCATCATCGCCTGTGTCCGGATCTCCAAAGACCACCGCTTCAATGAGTTTTGCAACAACGGATGGAATCGTCACAACTAAGAGAGCGTCACGAGCATACATGCCGTAACGCTTAATCAGTTTCTTCTCCATGCTGTCTGCGTGGAAGCGCTCATTGAGAAGATTGAACTGCATGTTGAAGTAGTTGTAGAAAACAAGGAAGGAGCGGTACAAAGCATTTCCTGTTTCAACATTCGCAACGTTTTCCGGAGAGAAGTCTGACATAGTCGTACGGATAACCGAGTCTGCATCCAGTACCGCTTCCTCAGTGGTTCGTCCTTTCTGCAGCGCCTGGTTGTAAGCTCCGACCCACGTAATCGCATCAATCGGGATCTGGCATAAAGACTGCAAGAAATATCCTTTTCTCATCAGGAAGTCATGGACAGGCTGAATATATTTAGCCTTAGCCGCAACCGTCTTGTTAAAGATTCCTTTTTGTTTTGTAACGCGGTTGTCCTGGGTAGAGGAAATCTTATAGACCTGAGACTGAAACTCCATCGCACGGTCATTGAGGCGAGACATCATGAAAGGAGAAAGCTGAGTGATCTGTTCTGTTACCCTCCTCGGGTCACGGGCAAAGACTCCGGCGGCGTCAATGAGATTTCTTCCGGAAACCTTAGTAAGGGCAATTGAGAATCCCGTGAACTGCTGCAGAGCGTTTACGATGTGGCCCATCATGATGTTGATGCCGGCGATACCTCTGAGTTCATTGAGTTTCTTGCTGATCCAGCCGCTTTTCCCGTCACTGACATCCTGGGTATAGGACCGTTTAAGCCAGGGCTTAAGCATGTCTTTCATGGTCGTAGGATCCTGAGAATCGATTCTTTCCTTCAGATCCTTATTAATAAGCAGCTTGGCGACATCTTGAGCGACTGGGGCGATATAGCAGAATCTCAGAACTGAGGAAATATGGTTTGAAATGATCGCCATATCAAAGCTCAGAGGTTCGTGATAGTCAGAGGCTCGAGTTTTTGTGAAGCCAGGATTTGATACCGGCATTTGGCTCAGCGAGTCTGTCTTAGTAAGCTGGTCAATTTCATCAAACGTGGCCTTGTCTGCCACAAGGTATTTATCCGTTGTCGCCGGAACATAACCGCCTCGATATTCTCCCCACGGAGTTTGAATCGGAGAGGCTTCAATCTCTTTGAAGGTGTACCCGTATAGATTCTTGTAAGCCTTCTGCGCATCCTCCTTTGTCGATTCCAGAAGATCCCATACCTGCTGTACGAAATCCATGTCCGCCTTGGTGATTGTGCCGTCAGCGTAACACTGGGAAATGAATTGATCCCATCGTTTAGTATCTAATTTTTTATTGCCCTCTTGGTCTTCAACCATCTCGGCCCAGGCGTTCCCCTTTCCTCTACCACCGAGCAAGAGCTTTTCTTTGTTCGATTCATTGCCGGTATGAAGAAGAGCTCCGATAAGCTCCGCCTTAGTTCTAAACGTGTAGTTAAGAGTCGGAGCGTGGATGTCCGTCCGAGACAGCCATTCCTTCTGCATCGGTTTAATTATCTCTGCGAGCTTTTGCTGAAGTTCACTGTTACGGTTGCGGAATTTAGCCGTGGCCTGAGCAACCGGATCGTAGATGTAGGATCTGAACGGATGGTTGGGATTGCCTGTATCCATTTTGTTGCACCAAGACTCAACACGAACAAGCGCAGATCCGAGACTCAGGAGGCCATCTTGTTTGAATTTCTCATAAGCGGTTGTTGCCTCTGTCTGTCCCACTGTGTTGTAAGACAGATTCTGTGTGCTCATCTGGGCAATCAACTCCTTAGCCGCTTGCTCACGAGCTTCTGCTTTTGCCTCACGAGTAGTTTCCTTCCATTGACGAGAGATCGCAAAGAGCATATTCACATCTTCTGCTAAGGCCAGGAAGTCACCGTAAGTCAAAGTGCTGTACCCTCGGCCCCCCTGAAGTCCTCTGTAACGTTTAAATATTCCATCCAACATCTCATAAGTGGGACGAGCAATCTCTTCAAAAACATTGATAGTTTTCTCTACAGCCAGAAGGTCTACATCTTCGGGTTTAGTTTTTCCAAAGCCTTCAATATTGAAGACAGCGCGAAGTACATTAAGGACATCAAGGTCATAAGTCTTAGCAAGTTTCTTATCTGCAGAGAAAGCTTTTTTGCGGATTCGTTCAAAACGATCCACTTGCTTGTCGACATCAAGAGCTTGAAGCGCTGCCTGCAGATACATCAACTGCTGACGCTTGTATGCGGCGGCCCTTCCCTTATCCCCGCTGGCTAATGCTTCATAAGCCTTTCTGGAGGCCCTTGCCTGCATAGCCACAAAGTTCCGGGGACTGACGTTGTAAACGGGCATGTTGGCCAGCATCAATTCTGCAGAACGTTTGGCCGCTTCATTGATCATCCTCTGGCTGATTCCTGCAGGGCTTCCTGCCAAGTACTTAAACTCCGTTGCAACAAACCTTGCTCGGGCTTCGTTCTGCAGGGCCTCGGTAATCTGAGCATCAATGCCTGCCTGAGTAAAGTTTTCGGAATACTTCTCAATACATCTTCGAGTAGTTTCTTTTTCGATGCGCTCGTCTTTTCGTGCTCCCTCAAGAAGACCTTGGACCATATCTTGGACAGTCGCAAACGCATTGCCCTGACCTCGCATGAGTTCCATTACTTCAGACGGCGCCATTCCACCCTTCTTTGTCAGGCCAAGAGCGCTCAGCTTTTTGATTGCAGAAGAGCTGACCTTGGCGGCCGTCAATGCTTCCGGATCAAATTTCCAATTGATGCCAAAGGTTTCGTTGCTTTTCTTGATTAGTTCATAAGCTCGAGTTCCCGCCTCAGCCTCGATCTCTGCCGTAACGCCTTCTTTAACCTTGTCGCGGATTTCTTTGGCTTTGCGCTGGATCATTCGCAAGGTCTTGGCTCTGGCGTTCGAGTACCACTTCTCATCTTTCGCTTTTGCCTCATTTAACAGAGCTTCTCCATCCGCCAGCGCCTCATCGTGCGCCTTCTGCATGGCGATCCAATCTTCCTCGCTCATGTCTTTGGGCTTTTCGTCAAAGAGCGGTCGCATGGATTCAGATACTTCAGCCTGATAGAGGTCGGCTTCAGCATTGAGCATTCGATCCATAACGCGCTGAACTTCCTCTGAGAGCTGAGGCAGCTCCTCCCCAAATTCAGATTTGTACTGAGCCGCTCTTTGTTCGGCAACTCCACCCGTCCAAGCTCTATAAACATCCCTGATCCATTTACCGAGATTCTTGAAAACAGTGATGAGCTTAGGATTGTGCGGCTTACCTGTGGCCAAATAGATTTCGGTCTGATAGGCAAAGCGCTCGTGAAACTTTCTCTTCTCTTCGATGCTGAGGTTCTTCCATTCATCCAGCGACTTGAGGCCGAAGTCTTTCAGAAGCGTTTCTGCGTCCTGTTTGATAAGTCCGGAGACACCCGCTTCGCCAGCCAGCTGCATCAGGTTTTCAAGATACCAGTGGCTCATTTCATGGGCAAAGGTGGACAAGTCAGCATTCGGAGTCAGGTGGATTGTATTTTGTTTAGGGCTGTAGCCGCCTCGCTCGTTTGTTCCGTTCTGGAAGTAGACAAGAGAGTCCTGAATCTTTTGGGACAGTTGAGAGACGGCCTTAGCTCTCACAGTCTTGCGGTTACTGCTAAGTTCTACACGGATGCCCTTTTCTTCCAAAGCGTCAACAAGTTCTTTCGGAGCGTTCTCCGGCAATACCGCTCCGGAAAACTCTTCAATATTCGAGCGTTCTGTGACGGGTCTTGTGCTGATCAAAGTGACGTTAGTCGGCTTAAATCCTTCCGGAAGTTCCAAGCCAAGCTTGGCAAAAACTTCAGTCGCAGGAACATTGATGGACCGCGGTTCGATCTTTTCGGTTTGGTAATAACCAGGGTACAGCTTCCGAAGCTTGACTAGGTCGGCCTCGGTCTTTACACTAACACCTGAGTCGTTGGAACCCCGAAGGCTATAGATGCCGGAGCTCTTGTTCCAACGACTTATTTTTTGGCTATTGGCGTAAACCAAAGCGTTGTTTTGCTCCTGCAACGGAAAGTACAGCGTATTTTCAGGGCCCCAAGAGGTTTTTGCCAAATTGATTTCAGCATGCCTTCCGGGGCCATTAAATTTAACCCTGAAATATTGCAGGATTTAGAGTATCTAGCAGAGGTCGACCTCTGAACTAAGGGCGACCTCTCTAGAAATCTGT